CTCAGCCCACACTCTTAAGGCTATGAAGATGGTCATCCGTGTGGCTTTTCGGGGTCTCGAGGATTCCTGGCTTGATTGGTTAGAGAAAAGCATTGATAACATGTATGTCAAATGTCCTCTGACTGGTGAGATGAAACATTTTGGGGGTACTCTACCGTCAGGCCACCGTCTGACTACTATAATAAACACGATTTTGAACGCGGCGTATATGCGTATCGTGCTTAAGGGCGAGTATCACAACATGAGGATGTTACATGTAGGTGACGACGTCGTTGCTAGCTGTGAATCGGCTGAGTCTGCTGCTAGAGCAGTTCAGCTGGTTATGAGTAGCTGCTTAAATATGAACCCCTCGAAACAAGGATTCGGTACCGTCTGTGCTGAATTCTTAAGGGTTTCGTATACAAAACACCATGCTGTGGGTTACTTCTGTAGAAGTGTAGCCAATGGTGTAGCGGGTAACTGGGTTACCACTAGACAACTATCTTGTGAAGAATATTCCGAGGCAGTTGCAAACTTAATTTGGACTTGGAGACAACGTGGGCAACACGACCTTATTCCAATGCTATGGGTTAGTACCATAGTACGACGGCTTGGATTCAGTGAATCCGAAGCTGTCAAAATATGCTCTGGGAGCGGTTCTATCAACGGTAGTCCTATGTGGGGTGATGTCAGACAAGGTTCTGTATATCACCTGGTAGGCGGAACCCGTAATAAAAGAACACCCAGAGTCATAGACGGCGTGCGTTTGCCGACGCATGCTGCTAGAGAATATCGTGCTATAAGTAAGGAGTACAATATTCTCGTGCGCGAAGGAATCACACGGCGCATGTTGGACGAGGCGATGCTAGAAGCATCGTATGGCAACATGGCTGATATAGGTGATGAGACTCGTGTGAAGTGGATACGTTCTGATGTCAAAATCGGGATGAGGTTCTCTAGGGGGAAAGGAAAGGTTCTAAAATCTAGGTGGAGTGTTAAAACTAAACCGGGTTTATTGGTCAGTGCTGTTAAAGGTGTCCTGACTGATGCAATGTGGTCTAACTTAGGTGACCAGTTAGGGTTTGACCACAGACCATACCTTTCGTCCGCTGCAAAGAAGATTTCGTGCTTTATGTTCGGAACTCCTTACAGTGATGCTAGAGAAATACAGACGTATCTGAAGGCTCATGTTAGATACACACAGCAGTACCTGGTACTCGTATAAACATATGCCGAT